ATATGGTTAACCCAACTGGTGCATGTAATGTTGTTTTACGTGGTGGTACACTTGGTGCTGAATTTGCGAAATATTCAGACATTGTTCGTTCTGTTTATGCAGGTCAAGGCAATGGTACACATGTATATCTAGTTGATTTTAACAACTATGATGCTTCATCTTCTACAATTAAAGCTCAATTAGATACAGTTGCTGGTGGTGGTATTGGTTCAGGTAAACCTTCTGCTACTGGTGTATCAATGGTCATCATGCAAGATGGTTTTATTCGTGAAACCATTACCAATATGAGTAAGGATACACTATCTGTTGATTACTATGTAACTAAAATCAGCAGCACATCAAATTACATTGATATGTTAAAAGCTATTGATTTTACTGATGCTACACAAACATCATTCGAATTAACTGGTGCAACAACTGATGTACATCCTGGTGATGGTGTTATTGATGGTTATGAACTTCTATCTGATGTTGATCTATATGATATCGGTTTGTTGTTCCAAGGTGCAGCAAGCAATACTGTTGGTAATAAAGTTGTTCAAATTGCGGAACAACGCAAATTCACTGTTGGATTTGTTGGTCCACAATATGCAAGTATTAAACTTGGTGGTTCAACTGCATTAACTGGTTGTTTAGCAGATCGTCAAGCAATGTATAGTTCATCTTATGGTTTCATGGATTCTAACTGGGGTTTGATCTATGACACTTATAACAAATCACAAGTATGGGTACCAATGAATCCATATTCTGCTGGTCTACAAGCTCGTGTTGAATTTGAACGCGAAGCATGGTATGCTGGTATGGGTTTCAACTATGGTAAAATTGCTGGTGTAATTCGACTTTTATGGGAACAAAATCAATCACTTAGGGATGCATTGTATCAGGCACAAGTTAACCCATTGTGTACATTCCGCAATGAAGGTATCGTGTTGTTTGGTTCTAAAACATTGCAAACTAAACCATCTGCGTTCGATCGTATTAACGTACGCCGTTTGTTTATTGTGGTTGAAAAAGCAATCAGCCGTAGCATGAAGTATTTCATCGGTGAATTGAACACTGAACAGACACGTACTCGTGTATTGAATACAGTGAATCCATTCCTACGTGATATCAAAGCAAAACAAGGTATCGTCGACTTCATAGCTCTTTGTGATTCCAGCAACAACACACCTCAAGTTATTGATACTAATGGTCTAGCACTTGATATTGCCTTGAAACCTTCACGTACAATTGACTTCGTATACTTAAACTTCTATTCAGTTCCAACTGGTGTAGATTTTAAAGAAGTATTCAAGTAATATAGAATAAAAATATAATAGATTCTAAGGGGGAATTAAAGGTGTGACAATTGTTGCACCTTCTTTTTATCTATAAACTTTATTTTACTATAAATATATTTGAAGTACTTTATTTTTTAATTGGAGAACATTATAATGTTAGATATTGACGGTTTTATTAGTACAGTTGCTCATGGTGGTATGAGAAGCAACTTGTTCATGGTAACTGTAAATTCACCATACGGTGATAAAGAGGATTTTAGCTTCAAATGTAAGGCTACATCTATTCCTGCTAAAAACACCGGTGTAATCAGTGTACCATATATGGGACGTGACTACAAAGTTCCTGGTGATACAACTTTTGATGCATGGAACACAACAGTATTCGCTGACGAACAGTTATTAGTTCGTAAGACATTTGAAGACTGGATGGATTCTATTAATAACGGTGAATCAAATAGATCTGTTAATAGCAATGCATTCTCTCACATGGTAAATGGTACAATCACAACTTATTCACGTGATGGTTCTGTTGCAAATGTATATGAAATCCGTGGTTTATTCCCAAGCTCTGTTGGTGAAATCAGTCTTGACTGGAGCACTAAAGATACTGTTGCAGAATTCCCAGTTACATTCAACTACCAATACTATGTACGTATCCAATAACGTATAACGTATATTAACTGAAAGGATCCTTAATTGGATCCTTTTTAGTATCTGCAGACTTCTACCATTTACACGTTCATAAATTTTTGTTATAATATAAAATAAACATGAAGAGTACATTGAACATATGAACATCTATAGTCCAGCAGAGTTTAAAGAAATAGTCACCAAATACCCGTGTCACTTTTCACAATTAAAAGAATCAAAGGAAACACTGCAGTACATAGAAACACTATACCCTGATATCGAGAATCTATTAGAAAAAGTATATATGTATATCAATGGGCTGGTAGAACCCTCAAAGTGTGAATGTGGTTGTTCTAGAAAATTGATTGGTGTCTCTAAAGGTTATGGTGAATGTTCTGATAGAAAATGTACATTCAGAAAACATAGAATTGCAGAAGCACGTAAAGCAACCAATCTAGAACGTTATGGTGTGGAATTCCTTTTACAATCTGATGATGCTAAAGATAAATACGAATCAACTTCATTAAGGCGGCATGGCACAATCAATCCAATGCAATCTCAAGGTGTTAAAGATAAATCAAAGGCAACCAATCGTGAACGTTATGGAACTGAGTATACTGGGGGTATTAAAGAATTCCAAGAAAAACGTAAAGTCACAAGTCTAGACCGATATGGTACAGAAAATCCAGCTCAATCAGAAAAAGTCAAATCAAAAATCAAAACTGTCTTGACCGAACGTTATGGTGTTATAAACCCCGGACAAATGGAATCAGTTAGGGAAAAAGTTAAAGCAACTAACCTTGAACGTTATGGTGTTGAATATCCAAGTCAATATTCAGTGTTTAAAGATAAAACAAAGGCAACGAATATAGATAGATATGGTGTAGAACATCCGGCACGATTAGAATCAATAAAACAAAAAACTAGAACGAGTTCTTGGGTTAGCTATTATAACAATAACAAAGATGTCCTTAAATTTAGACCATTAGATGAAAATGTCAGACCTGAATTTGGTGATATTGTTCAATGTAAATCATGCGGAGAAGAATCTGCATATAAAGGTACACCAATGCACTGGAGATGCCCACATTGTGAACCTGTTACCAGTAGTTCTTCTAGACCTGAATTAGAAGTTCTTGATTATGTTAAATCAATTTATGATGGTGAAGTGATTCATGGTGACAAGGGACTATACATCCACATTCCTGGTAGAAACTTTGCTATAGAATTCAATGGTACATATTTCCATAGTGCTGATGAAGAATCCGATAAGGAAATGGCAGCATATCATCTTAATAAAACTAAGGGTTGTGAAAGTCAAGGTATCAACTTGATGTATATATGGGAATATGATTGGAACAATGTTCTAAAACAGAAGATCATCAAGTCCATGATTAAATCTAAATTAGGTTTAAGTAAACGTATCTATGCTAGGGCAACAGAAGTGCGTGAAGTTAGTTCTGTTGTTGCTAAACAATTCTTAACATTGAATCATTTACAAGGTGAATCTATTTCTAAGGTAAACTTAGGATTGTATCATAAAGGTGAATTGGTTGCTCTGATGACCTTTGGTAAACCTCGTTTTAATAAGAACTATGAATGGGAACTTCTTAGATTCTGTAATCTATTAGATACCAATGTTGTTGGTGGTGCATCTAAACTTCTTAAGCACTTTAGGAAGAATCATTCAGGTTCAATCTTATCTTATGCTAATAGAGAACATTCAGCTGGTAAACTTTATGAAGCATTAGGATTCAGTTTAATTAATGAGTCTCAGCCTAACTATCAATGGATGAAAGGAAACACTTTATTAAAACGTTATGCAACTCAGAAACATAAATTACCTAAACTTCTTGGTGAATCATTTGATCCATCAAAGACCGAAACAGAGAATATGTTCAATAATGGTTATAGACGAATCTGGGATTGTGGTAATTTAGTTTATGAATTGGTTTAATGTATTTCATTTATATTCTTATAAGGATCCTTAATTGGATCCTTTTTAGTATCTAGATTCCCTGTTAAAATGCGCTATAACTCTCTATAACGACCACCACAAGACTTTAATCCTCCATCTATACAATCTATTAGCTAACAGCATTTAAACTCATTCTAGAGACTCCTAGACGATCGAGCAGAACCAAATTAATATAGTAGTTAAATATTAAAAACAAAGTGCTATTATAAAGGGTTCTAAAAATGCAAGAATATGATATAAATGTAAAAGCAATTAATACATCATACCTACAAATAACATGTGATAATTCTGGTATCTATTATGAGCTTCATGAAAAATTCTCATTTTTTGCTGATGGATACAAATTCCAAGAAAAATTCAAACGCAAAATCTGGGATGGTAAAGTTAGATTATTCAATAGACAGAATAGAACTTTGCCATTTGGTTTATATCCTGAATTATTAAAGTTCGCAAAGGATAATGAATATACAATTAGTCCTAATGTAATAATGCCAAGTATTGATATTACAGAAGATGATATCATGGATTTTGGTATGAATACATTGAAACTACCATTTGAGCCACGTGATTTTCAAGTATCAGCAACAACAGAAGCACTAAGAACTGGTCGTAAAATCATATTGGCACCAACGGGTGGTGGTAAATCCCTTATATTGTATATGATGACGATGTATATTCAAGATATCTTGAAGTTCGAAAATATTCTTATTATTGTACCAACTGTTGGTTTAGTAACGCAACTTCATTCTGACTTCTGCGAATATTCAATTAACAACAAAGACTTTGATCCTGATAATATTCTATTAGTACCGAACAATAAAGGTATTAAGTATGATAAGAATAAAAATATCACCATTACAACATGGCAATCAATGATGAGCGTTCTAAAAGGTGAAGATGCCAAGGAATTCTTTTCTAAGTATGAAGCAGTTCTTGTTGATGAAGTTCATACAATGGCAGCAAATATTGCAAAAGAAATTACATTGATGTGTTCCAATACACCAATTAAAATTGGTATGACTGGTACATTAAGTAATACTAAAACTGGTGAATTAGCAATCAAAGGTTTATTTGGTCCTGTATATAAAACAACTACAACCGCAGAGTTAATTGAATCAGGTACATTAACTGATGTTAGAATCAAAGCAATTCAAGTTGACCATAAAGGGTTTAATGAATTGAAGGCTAAACTTGATTATGTAACTGAGAATCAATATATTAGAACATGTGAACCACGGACTAATTTTATATCAAAATTGGCAACTCGTATATCTAATTCTGGTAACACATTGGTATTGTATCAAAATTTAGACCAAGGTAAAGCATTGTATGAAACAATATCTAGTCTAGCAGAAGGAAAACATGTTTTTCTAGTAAATGGATCAACCAAGGCTGAGGTCAGAGAATCTGTTAGAAAGTTTGCTGAAACCAACAACGATGTTATTATCATTGCTGGATTCCAGATATTTGCTACTGGTATTAATATTAAGAACCTACACAATTTGATCTTTGCAAGTCCATCGAAATCAATGATTCGTATTCTACAGTCTGTTGGTCGTATATTGAGAACACATCATTCAAAAGATGTTGCTACTGTATATGATATATACGACTCATTTGACTATAGACAAAAATCTGCTAAAAGTTTTGGGGTGGCTCATTTCGTTGAACGATTTAGAATCTATTCTGAAGCTCAATTGCAAGTAGATGTTCTACAAGGTCCAACTATTGAGGTCAGTGTTTAATATATCTATTGTGTAGGGGATTCTGGTGACTTATTGTTACATCATGTGAATAGCCTACACAATTCCAACAGACCATATAAGTCCGCAAGCGTCCTTATTAACAATAAGTGTACAAAGTTATAATTCACTTTAATGAAGATACAACTCCACCCCTTTTTCCGTCGTTTCTGGATACACTTAGACATTGATTCTAGAACATATCAATAGATTTATATACAGAGATGTATCACTATTGATATTATGATTGAACTAGAAGTTATTATCTATAATTGTACCAGTAACACCATGTATAGTAAAACATGGATCTATTATGAGAACAGTAACATTAAGATACTTATTCACAATAGATACGAATACTCGGTTCCCTTTGGACTTAGTGCCCACCATGGCTAATTGTACACTTTACCATGTTCCGTCCTATAGAAATTCGCTAAGCTGTTCTATAGATCCATTGAACTACGACTATCATGTGTACTTCGTTCAATAGATGTTCTGC